CGCGCACCTGCGCCTGGCGCTGCTTGATCTGGCCGAAGAGGTTGTTGAGCTCGCGGATCCGGTCCTTTGCCCAAGCGATGACGGGACCAAGGTTGTCAGAGATCCAGGTCTTGATGCCCTCATAGAGGTTCTTCGCCCAGGCGACGGCGCCGACCGCCGCTGCCGCGACCGCTTCGACCAGACCAGGGAACTGGCCCCTGATGTGATCGATCACCGCAGCGATGCCGTTCCCGATGAACTCGAGGACCGCCTCATAGGCCATGCGCGCCGCGTCGGTGATGCCGGGCACGACGTTCTCGAGCGCATCCAGAATGCCCGTCACCACGCCAACCACCAGATCCCTCGCGGCCTCCCAGGCGCCAGCGAAGTCGCCAGACAGAAGGTCAGCGACCACTTCGACCAGATCGGACACGGCCTGCAAAGCGGTCGACAGAACCCCGACGAAGACCGACACGACGTCGACCACGCCCTTGCCGATGCCCTTCAAGAAGATCGCCCCGATCTCGGCGATGGCCCAGGCCACAAACGACACCAGCTTGCCCAGCGTCCCCTCCATCAGCTTGCCGATGTTGCCGAAGAGATCCTGCAACGTCGCCCATAGCTTCTGAAAGGCGGGCAGCGCGGTTTGCTGGAAGTAAGCCACCACTTCACCGAACGCCTGGATAAAGGCGCCTCTGAACTCCCAGAACGCACCGACCACGAACAGGATCGCGCCAGCGAACGGTGCGATGTATCCGACGAAAGCACGAAGGGCGACGCCGAGGTTGGCGATGCCGGCCGTCGCTGCAGCGTTGGCGAACAGGGTCACGAAGCTGGCCCAGATCGGCGCGAGGTTCGCCAAGGCCCCGGCGACGGCGCCAACGGCGACCAGCAGCGGGCCCAGGGCCGCCGCTGCGGCGACGACGCCGACGAGGAAGGTCTGGGTTTCCGGGTTCAGCGCCAGGAAGGCATTTCCCAGCCGCTCGATGGCTTTGATCACCGGGGGCAGGAACTGCGTGGCGATGCGCTCCAGCACACCCTCGATGTCGCGCCAGATGTCGCGCAGGTTGGAGAATGGATCGGCATCGCGCGCGGCCTTCGCAGCGCCGCCGAACTGCCGCTCGAGCTCGCCCAGCAGAACAGCCTGGGCGTCGACCATTCGGTTCGACTCGACGAAGCCCTCGACCATCTTGGCCTGCTCGTCGGTGAACTGAATGCCGACGCGGCGAAGTTGGGTCAGACCCCGGATCGGATCGTTCAGCGCTTTACCGACCAACATGGTCGAGGCCTGGAGGTCGTTGCCCAGACGGGCCGAAACATCGAGGATCGCCTTCGAGGCCCGGTCGAAGGTGGCGCCGGCGACGTTGCCGAAGGTCAGCAGATTCGCCGTCGACTTGGTCATGATGTCGTCGTCATCGAACGTGGACAGACCACGCAGCTCCAGGGACAGAGCTTGAAGCTCCTCGAGGGTCTTGCCCGATGCGCCGCCCATCGAGGTCAGGGCCGCCTGGACCTGGCCGCTGGCGTTCGCGGCATCCTTCGCACCCTGCAGGGCGCGGAACGACAGGGCGATGAACGGGGCGGTGATGGCGAGCGACATACGGGCGCCGACGTCCGTCAGGTTCTGGGAGACCGACGCGGCCCGCTTTCCGAACGACTCAACGGCCTTAGCCGCCTTGCCCATGTCGTCCTCGAACTGCGCCACCGAGGCGGACAGGTCCGCCCGCAGAGAGCCGATCACCGCAGCCATGGTCTATTCCTTTCGACGAGTCCTATGAACGACAGCAGCGCCCATGGCCTTAGCGATGTTCATCACCTCGGTTCGGATGCTTGAGGCCGACATAGCACGCACCGGGTCCAGCTTCCTAAGCAGGGACTTCAGGTCGGGCAGGCGCTTGTGGTTTTGCAGGTTCGCGCCATGCCAGGCGCCGAAGAGGGTCAGCTTATGCGCCCTCGTCGTGACCAGCCGCGATCCGGCCAGCACCGCGAAGATTTCGCGGTAGGTGTAATCCCAGAACAGATGGGGATGCACACCGGCCGCTGAGCATTCGGCCATCAGCTCGTCGATGCTCAGCGGCTCCGGGGGTGGTCCCCCGACTATTTTGGGTCGTTGGATTCCGGGGGCGACGAGGCCTCGAGCGCCTGGATGACTGCCGCCGACATGCCGTCGGCGCCGGCCTCGTCCAGAATGTCCAGAACGTCCTCTGGGGTCACTTCGGGGTGATGGGTCCGCAGGCCCGCCCAGAAGATGTCGACGAACTGCCCCATCGAGGGCTTCGCCATCACCGCCTGGACTTCGCGGTCATCGTCCAGCTTCCACCGCTCCTTGAGCGCCAGGGTCGCCTTGATCGAATATCGGAGAGTGAACGAGCGACCCCCAAGGCTCACGTTCACATCCTGCAGGGTTGGTTTTGCCATTACGCGGACAGATCCTCGATCACCAGGGTGGGACGGCCCGACACCTTGATGGTGCCCTCGAACGACATCAGGTCATCCATGGGGATGTCGACGTTCTGGCCGGTCAGGATGCCGGCGAACTCGAGATAGACCTCGGGCTCGCCGGGGCAGGCCGGGACCACGATGCGCCAGTTACCGCGCGACTCGCAGGAGTCCTTGTCGAACTCGGCCATCAGGCCGTCATCGCCCTGGCCCTGGGTTTCATCGCGGGGGAGCCAGTTGGCGCCGAAGCCGACCTCGCCGCCGTCCTTCAGGCCGCCGATGAACTCGCGCCAGCCGCCCGGCGACGTCATGACGGTAGTGTCATGGGTCTCGCGGCTGATCGAGGGACCGGAGATCGACTTGATCCCCAGGATGGTCACGAAATCCTCGGGGGAGCCGATTCCGTTTCCCTTTTGGAGTAGAGCACCAAAGCCGGTGCGGGCGTCGGAGTCGGCCATGGGTTAGACCTCCCTGTTCCAGATGCGAAACTCGAGCATCCGACGTCGGAGCCGAGGACCAGCGCGCTCGGCAGCGGGGACCGGCTGGTCGGACGCATTGATACAGGCAGAACGATCAATCGCACAAGGCGCGCTCGCAGGCCCGCCCTTGAACCCATGCAGGGTGCGGCGGACCAGCAGGCCGATATCATAGGCATCGGAATGGCCGCGCGCCGAATATACGTCGATCTGGACGCGGCACGATTCGATGCCGGCCTCGCCCTGGTTATCGGTTTCGCCCAGGGCCGTGACCTCCTGGAGAATGATCAGGGGGAACTCGGGCGCATCGGGCCATTCGACCGGATGGATGCGCTCGCCGACGCGGGCGACCAGATCCGGCTGCTCCAGCAGTAGGTCGCGGATGATTCCGACGTTCATGGTTTGATGCCCGCTGCTTTGGCCTGCCGGCGAGCAAGGCGCTTCGCCGACTTCTCGATCTGGATCCAGAGGGCCTTTGAGAAGTCCTCGAGGATTTGGTCCTTATGCTGCTCCCAGGCGGGACGCAGGAAGGGCTGGGCGGGCATGGCGCCGACGAACTTCCGCGTTTTCTTGTGGTAGCGCGGGCCGGTGCCGAACTCGGCGAGGACGCCAGGACCGCGCGGCGCGGCGCCAATCCAGACATAGGCCGTGTTCGGGTTGACCTTGTAGCCGCCGCCACGGCGCTGCCTGCGCGACAGGGTCGTCGAGACCGCGATCTTCTGGGACATGCGCTTGGTGTGCTTCGGCGCCAGCCGCTCGGCCGTTGCGACCGCAGGCTTCGACGCGTCCAGCAGGGCCCGCTTCAGGGTCGCCTTGATCAGACGGTCCTGGCCCAGACCCATCAGCGCCGCCTCGAGCTCGCGGGCGCCGATGATCTCCATGTGGATCAATCCGGTCTTGCGCCCAGCCTCGCGGACGTTCGGCCTACGGCTCGCCACTGGCGCCCTCCGGTGCTCGGGATCCGCGTTGGTCAGGACGGGTCGCGGCGAGGATTTCGATTCGGTCGGAGCGCCAGGCCGACGGGCGCACCCCGACGATCTCATAGACGCGGCGCTTATAGATCAGCCGGTTCGACTCGGGCGCGATGCTCTGGGCCTTACCGCCGTCGCGGACTTCGAACACGATGTCGTATTCCCGCAGCAGGCCGCCCTCGGTCGTCTTTTCGAGGCCGACGGCCTTGGGAACGCGCCGAGCCCACAGCTTGAAGTCATCGTCCCAGCTTTGGATCTGGTCCCCTGACGGGTCCAGCTTGGGGGTCGACAGCTGGATCATGATCCGGCGATCAAGCTCGCCAGCAGGCCCGACGCGCATGGGGCACCCTCCTCGGTTCGCCCGACCCTTACACCTAGACCCGGCGCTTGAGAACGAAGGTCTCGATGCCGTCGCGGCCGAGCGCGGTCTCGGTTGCCAGCACGTCCACGCAGTAGAACCCCTGGCGGTCGGCAAAATCGAGGAACCCCTGGCGGGTGAAATACCAAT